GGCGTTATTTTGTAAAGAGTGATGAAAGACTTGCAAAACAACGGTGTAATCAACGCGTTTCCAGCCATTAGTTGCGCCACCGATTGCAAGACGGGTTTCGCGCTCGCTCTGGATGAAAATTACGGCGGCGGCTCGACTCATCTGCCCTGCCGTTGCATTTACCTGAAAGTTGATGCGCTTTGGAAAGGATGTAAAGACTTGGTTGAGGGTAGGGATAGCTGCCCCAACAAGATAGGAGTTGAGGGTTGCCCTGAGATTGGCGCGACCTGCTGCCACTAGCGCATCCTTCGGAACGGAGATAGTAGCTGCTTGGCAAGGGCAAGGTCTGAGCCAATAATCTCTTGGACGCTTGGCCCTGATGTTGCTCTGGTAGTGACTGCCATCGTAAGGGAGTTATCTCCACGCACTTTGAGGAAATCTGTGGTGGCTAAGATTGCCGCTTCCTTAACTGATTGTGGCATATTGCCAACCGCTACGCCTGAAGCGTGAGTGTATTTCAGGGTTCCCGTGATATTAACGGTGCTTGAGCCGTAGGCGTAGGTGGGTGAAACGACAACTTGCTCTGTGCTTGCGCCATCATAAATAGTAACTACCGTTCCAGCCGTTAGACCGATTGGGTCAACCATTGTGAAAGATGTTCCACCGGCGGTAGCCGCTGAAATGTTTCCGTTACAGAATCCGGCGCAGTAGTTGTAAGAAGCATAAATGCGAGAGCGCGTAGATGGTGGAAAGCCAAAAGATAGTGGGCCTTGTGATGAGTAGGAAAGCCCGACCTGACTCATTGGGTAGATAACTTGGGACTTCTCAAACCAGCATGATTGAAGTGCACCATCGGAAACGGCAGTCATGTTGGTAGGGGTCACGCCATAAGAAAGGCTATTGAGGGATACGATGTTGTTGTAGTCTGGCGAGAGAATGAGAAATCCCTCTTGGCTGATACGGGCGCGAGATTGCTCCTGAAAGTTTTGAGCAATAAGAGGTTGGTTTACATAAATATCAATCCATGATGAGGCGCGTTGAATAACTGAAGATAACTCTGCATCCTGTTGAGCAGAGGTACCGCCAATCACAAGGTTGTTATAGTCAATCGCTGTTGGGGCGTTTTTATACTCAGCGATTGTTAAATAAGAACCTGACTGAAACTGTGTGATTGGCGATACTGCTGCGACCATGTTTAATCTCCGTCTGTTTTAGGACTTGCTTGATCGTGTCCACACCGTGAACATAACTTGAACCAGCTGCCGAATCCGCACTCGGTACAAGTGTACCCTCTGTCATTATCGCCCTGCGTGTGTAATGCGAGGTTTGCCTCTGTAAAACCTTCTGCCTTGAGTGCCTTAATGTCTTTTGGATTATCTGCGCTATACAAGCCTGATCTATCTGCGCGTAATACTCTTGAACCTGATTGCCTTTTAATCTCGACTTCTTTAGCGAAGCCATCTCTAGGAACTAAGCGTGACACGATTTGCCTTTCTTATAGAACAGGGAGAGAGCCGATTAAGACCCTCTCCCCATTATTTGCTAATTACTAAGCAGAAACGATTCCTGAAACTACGCCATTCCAAGCAGGAGCAGCGCAGAAGAAAGTTCCGCGGAAGTAGGTAGAGAACTCATAAGCGAACTGAGTTACAGGCCATTGGATGCCCATGTAATCCTGTACCAAGTAGTTAGACCAGACATCAGAAACCTCTGTATCAGGAATTGGAAGGGTGTAAGAAAGAACTGGAGCAACACCCTGTGGAAGCCAAGGGTGAACAGTCAAAGGTACTGACTTTCCTGTTGTTTCGTTCACGATTCCATTAACTACTGAACCGTAAGTAACGCCTGATGTTTCATCTTGGTTGATCTGTAGGCGGTAGTTAGCGTTTGCAGAACCCTTGATTGCATCTGAGAGTTGCTTGCGGTCTGAACCGTTAAGTAGAACCTCATCTGGATCAGCCTTTACTGAGTTGTAGAGGTTAGCGAATACAGTCTGGAACTCTGTGCCCGGATTTGTATTGCTGAAGGTTGCGTTGATGTTGTTGTTGTACCCGGTGTTAGCACCAAGAACAGTTGTCAGGATTCCATCGTAACCTGTTGCATAAGCAGAAGTATCTGCGGCTGCGCGAGTAGCGACTGCACCAGTTGTGTTGAGTGGTGCTTGGTTTCCAAGTGTTGAGGTTGCTGTTCCACCGAGGTTGAAAGTCAACGAAGTTGTGCGACCTTGGAACTTAGCATTGGCAGCACCAGTTGTTGTGCCGACATAGATGTTGTAAGCAAGCGCACCCTGAATAGCAGTAGGGATTGTTACTGTGAGCATCTGACCCGAAGTGGTCGTTGCTGATCCAACTGATGAAACGATGGACTCACCAAAACCAGTTGATGAGATACCAGCATCAGCGGTGTAGTAGACATAGTAGGTTGTTGCGGCGATTGCCGTAACTGAACCTGCGGCAGTAGCACCTGCGACTGTTGGAGCGGTTGGTGCTGCGCCAGCGTTAAGTGAACCAGCGTAGCCTGTAGCAGTTCCACGAGCCATAAGCATCATGCGCTCTTCCATCAACATTGTTGCGTAAAGAGTAGATGTTGAGGAGAGCTGACGGAGATCCTGATAACCCAAGCCAGAGAAGTTAGCATCGAACGATACTGAATCTGAGAGGCTGTAAGAGTTGTAAGGCAAGATGATGTCATCTGATGAGTAGCTGATCTTAGAACCGCGCTCGAAGTTGATTGAACCGAATGCAGTTGTTGTTGATTCAGTAATGCCAGGCCAAATTTGTCCTTGTCCACCTGTGCCTGTACCTGTGTAACCAGTGATGCGCTTGATGCGGTGTGAAGTACCGACACCCTTCTTGCGAGGGATACGGTTACGAAGTGGTGTTGGGCGTGGTGTCAAGAGCTTTGCAGGTGCTTCGAGATCGAAGGCTGCGAAAGAAGTTGAGAGTGGGCTAGTAAGTGTGATGTCCTTTTGCATATCCTGTAATGCCAAACGCTGTGAGGCGATTGCATTGTTCAGACCTGCGAGAGCATCAGGAGCGAGTGACTTGTTGGCTGCGAGAGCCTCAAGTGCGCCTGTTGGATCAACGGCTGGAGATAATCCGTTTGAGTTTGGAAGTGAGAAGGACTTATTCAGTTCAGACTGAAATTCATCCATGAGCTTTGCGGCCTTCTTAGGAGATACATCTTCTCCAAAGAGGTCGGCAGCTTTAGGTGCTTGAAGTGCCAATTTGTTTCCTTTCGGGGTTATTCCTCTGAAGGTGTTCCAGCCTTAGAGAGATATTCCTTCTCTAGTGCCTTGTAGCCTTTTGCGAGGATAGGGTCTGAGGTCGCTGATGCCTTAATGCGGTATTCAGCGGCTTTGATGAGGAGTTCGTTTGTGTCAGTTACAGCAACGCGACCAGTGCGCTTTGGGCCACCCGCGGCTGCTGCTGACTTAGCAATGACGAGTTCCGACTCAAGAGCCACCACCTTCTCTTCAGCCGCCTTTGTTGCGTTCTGAAGTTCGGTGATCTCAGCCTTGACACTATCGGTAGCACTCTTTACTGCTTTCTCGATGATGGCCGTTACTGACTTCTCATCAAGAATCTCTGGGGTTTCTGTCGCCTTCTCTTCAAGGAGTTCTTCGGCGGCTTCGATTTTCGCTTCATCGACTGGAGCATCGGTTTCACCTTCGGCAGACTTAACACTTCCACCGAGAGAGTCTGGGGTGAGGATTGTCGCTGTTGAAACATTAGCGACTTCATTGGTAGGCGTTGCGCCGGTGACGATTGTTTGAGTCTTGCCGTGAGCGTTAGATACATCTCCGCAACCGCACTCTAGGCACTTGGCGTGGTCAGCAGTCGCGCCGAGATTGAGAAGTGAGCCTGAAATGTCATCGCTTGCCTCATCTGCTTCGCCATCGCGGAAGTTAAAGAGGTGCTTGAGGGCAGAGAGCAGGGTATCAATATCATCGCGCTCATCTGAGTCAGTTTCAGCAATTTCGCTAGCCTCTGAAATGATGAGTTGAGCGATCCCCTTGCGAGCCGCATCATAAGACACCTGATCGAACTTAGCGGAGTCTGCGGCGATTTCCTTAATGACTTCTGCGAGCATGGATTTATCCTTTTCGGTGTATTCCTCAACTTTGACAAGAGAGGTTTCGCCCTCTACTGACTTAGCGAGCATGAGTTTGGCATTTGGGTTTGCAGGGCGATCTACGAGAGAAACTTCTACGATTTGACCATCGATAATTCTGCCGTTGGCGGCTTTCTGATCTCTGACAACGCGTGGGGCTTTGATTCCGATTGAGAAGCCCTTGAGGACTCCTGACTCAACTTTCTTAACGCTGACTGGATCGACAACGAGAACTGAGATGTAGTGTCCATCGCTCTTTGCTTCGTATTCCTTAGCTACACCAGCAGCGATTGATGAGTGCTGTTCGCGGATGTTGCCACCTGACTTAAACCACTCAGGCATTGCGGCAGAGAGCCATGTGTCATCGCAGATTTGCTGGTCGATGTCTAATGAGTCATCGGTTGCCTTGCCATAGACGAGAAGTGAGCCGTCTGCTTGCTTTTCTTGCTTAACAATCGCGGCGTAGGAATTAGCGAAGTCCATTTTGCTCCTTTAGGCTGAATAGATGACTGAAACTGCGCCGGCTGAAGTACCTGCGGCTGAAATTGCGTAAATTGAATCGTTGCCGTTCATCCACACCTGTAGCGCACCTGTAGTTGCGGCAATTAAGTGTCCGCCATTTCCACCTGCTGTTGCAACTGCAACTGTTGAATCGCCAACATAGATAGCGGCTGAATCACGATTTTGAATTTGAACAGCCACACCCTTTACGCCATTTGGAATAGTGACAAGCAAAGTTGGAGTTGTTCCGACTGTTACATTTGTGTGGATAAGAGCCATTGTTTTCCTTCTCTCGGATTATTGTTAAATTGTAATGGTTATTTTAATTGTCTGCGTTAAGTGCTGCATCTAAAGCCGCTGAGTAATCATAAGTTGTGTAATCAATAGCGGCTGGAGTTGTAGAACATCGGCAATTTGGGTGAACAGGTAACTCGTCAGGGGCTACGCCATTGGAAAAGGTTTCATCGATGCCGATAACTTCCCCGTCAATGTCGCACTCTTCGCAAGGATCAACAGCTACCCACTCGATTTGCTCAACTCCTAGTGCTTGATAAGAGTCCATGTTTGCGGCGTTTGCGGCGCGTGAACCCTCAGTAAGCGCGATCATTAAAGAACGCTCAGGAGTAGAAAGTGAGTCTTGGATCATTGAAGCCAAGTGAGTCGGGCTAGCACCTATGGCGAATCCGTCAGCCAACTTGCTTCCGAGTAGGTCATAACTCGTTGTCTTCATGTCTAGGGATTTAATCTTTATCCCGTTGAGTAACTTCTCTAACCCGCCAGGCGGTTTGAGTAACGCTTCAGCCGCAGGGTTGCCGGGTTTCCATGTGTCCCAGTTAAACGCGCCTTCTAATGCTTGAAGGGCAAACTCGCCAGGGTTCCAGTTATGCGGTGGGGCTTTAACCGCTTTGGTTTTGCGTAACTTACCTACTGCCTCATAAGCCGATACAACGCCCGTCACATACATCTGCGCGTAATGCTGGCGAAGTGCGACCTCTAGGGCTTGGTGGTCTAGGGTCACATTATGCATCGCCCATGCTCTAGCTCTCGCCCTGTCCTGAGAAATAAACTCAGAAACGGTCGGGTGAGTGTGCGCGTAATCTGCGACTACTTTTCTAGCATCTACGCTTTTAGCAAGCGCGGCGCGTATCTTGACTGCTGAATTACTAGCGATGCGCCCATCAACTTGATGGACTCCTAGAGTCATGTCAGATAAGCCTTAGCCAGAGATTTCATCGTGTCGGTATCGCCGTCAAAGTAGCAGCGATTTAGAGCATCCCCCACGATTGGGTCTAGGGCTTTGAACTCAAACTGGCGAGCGCGTTTTCCTTTACTAGCCCACTTGAGAAACGCCTTCACTTCAACGCTGGCTTCCTTAGCGGTGTCGGGAGTGCCGACCCAGACCGGAACTTGATCCATGCCTAGAAGCCACATCGCTAGGAGGCGGTGGTGTCCATCGATAATGACCTGCTTCTCGCCATCGTCATACACGAGAGGGAAGTTGCGGTACGGCTTTAGTGATTGCCCCATTGTCTTGATGCGATCTTCAACCTTTGATCTGTCAAGGACAGTGTCGGTTGCGTAAAGGTCTTTTACTGGCACAAGTTTCAACTCTGCCTTTTGCCAGACATCAGGGTCTACCGCGATTTGGTCTGTGACTTCCCAGGGCGACTCTACGAAGTCACTAGGGTTATCCTCAGTTGAGACAGCATTGCCGGCTGGATTAGGCAGAACATTGAGTCGGCTCATAGCAATTTCGGCTTCAGCCTCGGAAGGTACTCCGGCTTTATCAACTGACGCGCTTTTTAGAGCCGCGATCTGTTGTCCAAGTGCATAGATTTCCTGAGTGCCTACTCCGCCTTCATTTGCCTTACCAGCATTGAGCATACTTCTTGCTGCGTCATTGAGGTCTGCCTTGCCGCGAGAGTTTTCCGAGATTCGATTTTCTAGGGCTTGCCGAGCGTCTGATAGATGATTGGCTGCCTCGGTATTACCGAAAGAAGATACGCGATCTTGGATTTGGTTCAGCTGCGGAATGATTTTGTCTTTAATGGTTGACTCAGTTTTACCGCCGCCTCCGCTAGAGAAACGCCCTGTCTCATCGTGATTGTCATTGTATTTGTTGAGGGCTTTTTCTTCAGCAGGTTTTGGCTCAGTTGGTTTTGGCTGCTCTGTTTCGGTCTGTGCAGTTGTAGGAGCCATTGGATCGACTTCATCTTGAACATTCTCAACACCAGCAATAGGCGCGGCAGCGTTCACGATTCCCTCTGGGCTAAAGAGGAACACGCCATTACCAGCGACAAGGATTGGCTGATCGGCGGCTGGAGTATCTAGGAGAGGCAAGCCCAACTCTGAACGGCGTTCATTGATTGTCTTTGTGCCACCGCGTAATTCAAGGTCTGACTTCTTAGCCATTTCCTCATCGTCACGGATTTCAGAAACCATGAACTTAAACTCTAGCTCGCGTGGCATACTTAAATAGGTATAAGAGATGTTGGTGAGCATCTTAGAAATCCATTGAGCCAAAGGCGCGACACCGATTGACTGCGCGGCCTCTGCCTCTCCTGCTTGATGACCTGATGCGCCGAGTCCACCCTTTTGAGAGAAGCCGATCTCAGTTGGCAGAACGCCGAAGTGACCTGTGATTGAGGTAATTAAATATTCATCTAGCGCGGCTTTGAACTTCTCGCCGTAGCCCTCATAGAACTCAGGCTTCAGACCAGAAGGCAAGATAAGAGCGCGTTTGCGTTGCTCTGTCTGCCCTGCCAAATTGTCGTTAATAATGTTTTCATACTGCTTCATTACGAGAGGGTCATTACCGAAGTCAGCATCTGAGGTAAGCATCATCTCGGGGGTAACGCCATCGGTGTATTCAGCGCGTAACCATTGCTGGCGGCGTAAGTAAAGATCGGCTAGGGGTAGGCAACGCTCTACTGGAGATGAGCCATAAACGGAGTTAGCGCGGCGGTTTCGGATGAAGTAAGAAAGATCATCTGATGAGAACTCGCCATCTGCCTTAACATCGTCAGAGTTAGCCATAAACTCGGAGCGAGGGAAGCCATAGAGAATCTGCTGATAGGCAGCCTGTGGAGCCATTGGGCGCATACCGCGATCATCAAGCATTGGCTTAATAGTCGAGCCGTCTAAAATCTGAAAGCCGTATAAATCCCCACCAACTGTTTTCTGAGGCCAGATAGCCCACGCATCTAGCACAAGGATTTCCTCTAGCGACATCATCATCCAGTCAATGAAGGTCAGTCCATTAGCCTTATCTGGATTTTCCCAAAATGTCCTAAGTCGGTAAATCTCATCGGAGAACTTAGAACGAGCTTGTGACATGGCGCGAACATGATCGCCACCGATTTCGGAGATAATCTTTTCGCTTGCATCTTGAGCGATAACGATGTCCCAATCTAAACCTGAAATCTTAGCCTTTAATACTTCGATGCAACGGCGCACAATGTCAATTTGCTCTGCTGCTCCGCGAAGTGTTTTGAATTGAACGAGTTTCTGCTCTGTCCCGATATTAAGGTTCTGAGCGACTTGGTATTCATAGCGGCGAGGATCTGCTCTGCCGTCATCGCGTAATGGGTTGATTGCGCCCGGCATGATCGGCTGACCGGGGCCGAAAGGAACGCCCGACATAAGGGGATTGCGTTGTAAGGGAGTCTGTGCGCCGTATGTGTTTTGCTGGTTAGCATCTCGCATCTGTTGTTCAGACATAACGACTGCGCCAGCAGGTAAGTTACTCGGAGCCTTCTCGATCTGTGCATCTACGATTGCTTTTGCTAGACGGTCTAATAGACCCATGTGTCCCCCATTAGTTATGCCTCTTGTAATTCAGGCTAGTGTTGTTATTCTTGAACAGGCAAAGCTGATAGAACATCTTGATGGACTTTGATAGCTGTTTCAAGAACTGCCAAAGCTTCATCAGCTGCGGTAACGCCTTCTGTGCTTCCAGAAGAAACAGCTACTTGCTTGTTAAGGTCATGCTGGTATGCCTCACTAGCAAACTGAGTAATGCGCTGCTGTAGTAGGTTGCGCTTCTGCTCGTCTGTAAGTAGTGCTGAGTAATCTATTGCCATTTTATTTCTCTTTCTGTTAGTTAGTACGATGGATACCACTTGGTTGTAATTGGGTCGTAGGTCAGCGTTAGCGCCTTAGAAACGACCGCCGTTGAAGCAATAGCGATGTTTCCACTTACCCCAGTTGTGAAAATCCCCGTAGGGATAAGCGTGATTTGTCCACCATTAGTTGAGATTGGGGCAGGTGGGGTAATCGTGTTAATCGTTGTTACACCCGACACGAAAGCGATTGGCGTAACAGGTGCGATTGTTGCGGCTGAGGCGATAGTTGGTGCACCTGCGGTTGTACCCGTTGCGATAGTGCCGTTGGCCCCTACTGCTACCAATGCCGTACCTGCTGAGTTCTGCCATTCTTGAAGATTGGCTGTTTGGGAAACTGCACCGCGAATAGCCGCGCCGACTGTTGTTGCAGCGGCGGAAACTACACCAAATTGCTGAGCAACTGAACCACTACCGAGAGTTTGAGAGTTACTTCCAATACTGGTAATGCCCGCTAAAAAGTTGTAAGCAGTACCAGCCATGTAGAGGTTCCAACGGTTAGCACCACTAGGGATGTTGCCAAAGAAGCCGTAATTGTTGGTTGCGCCAGTGAGAGATGCCGCGACATAAACACCATACTGATTAGTTACTGACCCGCCAGCCGTGACATTCTGAAATGCTGTTGCTGCGGTCAGATAGATGTGTGATAGTTCTGGCAATGCAAAGTTCACATTTGTGGTATCCACGAATGTGCGAAACAAACGCCCCGCGACAGTCACATCACTTGCAACTTGGTCAGTGATGATGAATGCGTTTGCAGTAGTTGCACCAGTGATGTTTTTTGAAAATGTAACGCCTGAGCCCGCTGCAGGTGTGTTCCCACCAATGTCAAATTCACGGTTCGCATTGAAGGAAAATGCCTTTAATCCGTTGGTAGCAAGCCCAACCGTATTTGCGGCAGGTAGATACATCCCATTAGTGGGAACAGTAGATGAAGTTGGGATAATTGATGCAGCGGTTAGGTTGCCTGATGAGTCTACTTTTGCAATAACCGTTCCAGCACTATTCTGCCACTCTTGAAGATTTGTGGATTGCCCTGCGAAACCTTTAATAACCAAGCCTTTGTTGCCTGCTGCGCCAGTATTAACAACCAAAGCAGTCGAAGCACCTGAGGGCGTAATCGTCTGCCCTGCTGTAAAAGTTTGCGTGTTGCTTAGTGCAGCGTTTTGCACCCAAGTCGTGCCGTTGTACACATAAATGGCATTGGCAGATGAATCGAAATAAGTATCGCCTGTGCGAAACGCGCCAGTGGGAGAACCTGATGATTGGAGAAGGTTGATGGGGTCAAGAGCAAGTTTGCTCATGTGATTATCCGACTATCACAACGCGGTAAGCGTTCGCAGAAGGAGCCACTGAGAAGTTGAGTGTTACGGTGTTAGTCGTAGCACGAAGGTTATCGACTGTAACTTCAGAGCCATCGGCTACGGTGTAAACCTGCACTAGCACATCGAGCGTTCCGAGGTTATGGGTGATGGTGTAAGTCGTGGATGAAGTAGAAAGAGTTGTCGAATATTTTTGTGGGGTAGTCGAAGCCACCGAAATAACATTGCCCGAGATCGAGATACCTGTTCCAGCGGTGTATTCGCCAGCGGCAGAGAATTGTGTCCATGTTGTAGAGCCTGAAGCAAGAATCCAGCCCTGTGAACCGTTGGCTGTCCCCTGTTCAACGAAAGTGAAGTCGCCCTGTGTTGGGGTTTGCTGGTCGGCTGAACGCGCCCACGCACTAGCGGAAGCAACATAGATGCCGTTTTGTGTAGCGGTAGTCTGATTCTTAACAAGTACGCGATTGCCAGCAACGATAGAAACGCCGTCAATGGTCTGTGCGCCTGAGAGCGTGATGTTACCGCCGGCAACCGTAGTGGCAGCGACAACTGAAGCCTTAACATTAAGCCCTTGCGCTACGCCATCTACATAACTTTTGTTAGCCGCATCTGTGGCATTTGTAGGAGTAGTAAGGTTTGTAATCTTATGAGAGTTAAACGATACATCGGCTGCGGGTGCGCCGAACTGGTCGAGCGTGTACGCGCTAGGAGTAAACGAAGTAAGAACGATCCACGCAGAACCGTTGTAATACTGAAAATTATTAGAGGTCGTGTTGTAGTAAATCTGTCCAGCAACGGGTGAGCTAGGAGCCGAAGCAAGGTTTTGGACAGTCGCATTAAGCAACTGGTTTTGGCTAAGGTCAAGATTGACTAAGAATTTGCGTGACATATTATCTCCTAGACTATGTAAGCCGTACCGCTAAACGCGGCTGTAAATGTAATAACCATTGTATTCGCATTAGTGTAACTGATAGAGCCTTCACATTGGTTGTTTGCTGAGTCATATACCGCAGCAAGAGGATAGCCGTTGAGGTTATGAGTAATTGTCCAAGTGTTAGATGGGGTCGCCTGGTTGAAGGTGTAGAAGTTAGCGGTTAATCCCTGCGGCCCCTGAACACCAACTGATGAGATGGTAATCGTTGGGGTCGTGGTGCTGACTGTGACATTTTGAACAGTTGTCGTGACTGTGATGTTATCTACGGTCATACGCGAGCCGCCGCAATAGTAATTGTTCCATCTACCCAGTCGTAGTTAATGCCGCCAGATGAGGTTGCCTTGATCCCGTAGTAATAAGTCCCGACAGGGATAGCGGTTGTTTGTGCTCCTGTAATTTGATAGGTAGCGATTCCACTTGCCGGGGTCGTAAGGGTAATCCCTGAGCCGTTGGTAAGGGTCAATACAACTGTGCCAGTTACCTGATTACTAATAGCCATCTTGACGGTGAAACCCGTAATGTTAATGGCGGTTCCAGTAGCATCGGTGTTCGTGGTCGTAAAGATAAGGTCGATGCCCTGATTAACTGTTGGATTGTACGCGCCCACTTAAACTCCTTAGTCTATTTGGTGATTATAGCGGTTTGACATCTTGGACATGATTTCGTGCCGCGCACTAATGGCAAACGGCAACTAGGGCAGAAATCAGCCATCGCAGCGAGTGACCTCATAGCAACTGACCCACCCATCAAATCTGAAACCGCCCACACCATCGCATCCATTCTGTCTGGGCTTTTATCAGAGTCAGGCTCCCATGTAACTAGCTGATCCTCTAACTGTGCGAAATCATTGCCGACAAAGTGAAGGCGTAACTGTTCAGAGAGGGCAGATACTGGCTCGGCTCTCACTCGCTTGCCTCTAGTAGCGGTTACTTTCCGATAAGGGATTGAGGCATCGACTTGCCGTAATAGGGCTTCAATCATGTCGCCCCCGTTATTAGCTTCACCGATTACCCGATCGCACTTCCACTTCCTAAACATCTCTACGGCTTTTCTCGCCCACGCTTCAGGGGTTCCGCGCATAGTCGCATCTTCCAAAATGTAGTAATGCCCGTCAGGTGTAGCACCGGCGACAACGATTCCCGTTTCATCGCTTGACTCACCACTCGTCACGGCAGGGTCAATCGCTACAACCACGCGGAAATAAGGCGGTGCATCTTCGGGCTTGATTCTTGATTCTTCAATAAGAGCGCGTGTCCAAAGGGCGTTTTCTGAATCTTCGAGAAGTTCGCCGTAAAGTTCTTGTCTGCCCGTTCGGGTTCCGGCGTATCTTGCCTGTAATTCAAGCAATGCGGCAGGTGAAAGGTTTGTGGCGTTGTCGAAAGTTGAGCCTCTGGTAACGAATACCGACCCATCAGTTCTGTTCAGCCATTCGCGCAAGATCACAATGGGTTTGGGGGTTGTGGTGATACAGGCTTTTGGGTGCTGCCCGATTCTGAGTGCTGGCGCAATTCCTTCATGCCAGGTCGCATACGGGTATCTCCATTTCGCTATTTCATCAGCCCACACGCCAGAAAGGTTTAATCCACGACCAGCATCAGGGTTGTCTGCGCCAAATATATGAATCTTCTGTCCATCGCCAAAAACTATTTGCCAGTTGGATTTGTTATAGGTGAAATCCTGATCTTCAACTAGCCCACGATTCTTGAGAACGCGCAAAATCCCACTTGCGCCCTCGATACAGATTTTTCGAGCATCGCTGAAGGTTTCGGCAATAACCGCCCATTCGGTAGGTGCGCCGTCAGGGGCTTGAGGATGAGTAAAGACTTGATTAATCATCCATTCGCTGCCGGTGCGAGATTTACCCCATCCGCGCCCAGAGAGAATCAGCCAAATATGCCAATCGCCTTCGGGTTCCTGTTGTTCAGGTCTGCCGATGTACCACCAGGGGGATTTAGCCAAATCATCTAAGACTTCAGAGGGTAATGAATTGATGTGGGCTTCTAGTTGATCTGGCGGTAAGGCTTTGAGTTGCTCAAATAGGCTCTGAGCCATCTTCGCCTTCTATTGCTAACGGTTGGTGACCTAACATAGCCAAGACAAGGGCTTTAGAATCAATCTCAATCGGCTTGCCGTCTTTACCTGAAATTTCTTGAGTAAGTTTATCTTTGCGCCCCCACTTATCAGGAAATTTACGCTCTAAGTACCATGCGCCGGCAGTCCAGTTATCACGCGAAGCCTCTTGGATTACTTTAACGGCGTTTGTTTCCGCAATAGCCTCAGCCTTTTTAATAGCGTCCGCATATTCCGCGTAAGGTTCAATTCCTTGCTCGCCCTTCTCCATCCATTCGTAATGTGTGGATTTTCCAATGCCAGCGGCTTCGGCGGCGGTTGTGGCGTAGTTACCGCCCTCTATCGCCTCGACCATAGCATTTTGTATAGCCTCACTTAGAATTGTTGTTCTGCTCACTTATGGCTTCCAATCGGGCATCTAGCAGACTGTCCAACTCGCTCATCAGAAATGCCTTGCGCTGATGAGTCAATCTGTTTCTGTATCTGTCCTTCATCATTTCAGAAAGGTGGGCAATAGCCTCGTCTATGTCGGCGAGTGTTATTACTTCCTTATCAATGATCATGTAGTTATTTTACTGTTTTGCGCACCTCGCGTTTTAATTTGTAGGCTCTGACATCATCGGCGAGATAGAAAACTGACTTCCCTTCTTTCTTCACCCATGCCAGAGTCTTGCGAAATTGCAGTTGGCGCAAGTTATTAATCTCAATTTCAAGATGTTCGATAACCTGCTTTGAAGTCCAGAGTTCCTCTACCATGCTGGCTTGTCCTCAGTAGGAACAGAAGCAAAGAAATCTGATGGTGAAGCGGTTGATGAACCCTTGCCACGAGCTACAAGGTAAAAGTTAGTTCCGGCGATCTCAAGTGAAGTCTTTTCTACGCCGTCTTTGCCCGTGAACTTGGATTGAGCAAGTTTGCCAGCGACTAGGACTTTCTCACCTTTTCTGAGCGTGTCGAGAACATTGTCGGCTTTTGCATTCCAGAAGGTCACGCGAAACCAAATTGTGTCCCCGTCTTGCCATTGATTATTAACCTTCTTGCGCGGAGTGTGCGCTAATGAAAATGTGGCGAGAGTTTCATCGCCGAATACTTTGAGTTCAGGATCAGAGCCTAGATTGCCTTCGATAACGATTTGATTCATGTTGTTTGCCTTTCTTGTTGGATTGATTACATTACACTAATTCCATACTCCCGTCATCTTTCAGTAATGCTTGAGTACCGTCTAAGAGAGTGATAGGGATTAAGTTGGGATCGCCCCACGCGCTTACCATCCAGCCCTTTTCGGTAGCCTCTTTAGGGTTTAAGTGAATCGAGTGAGTGCCGAGATTGTGGCATTTGTGGCAGACGGCTACGAGATTAGTCACCGAGTCTTTACCGCCTCGGCTCTTTAACTTTCTATGGTGCAGGGCTAGATCGTGTGAGGGCTTTCCGCATCTCTCGCAGAACCCCCGTGAGCGACCTAGCACCGCTTCAGCTATCTCTTGTTTCAATACCAACCAAATCTCTGCTCATGTCGCCACGCGTTACAACTCGTTGAGTAGCGAACCTTTATGTAATGAAGCCCGAACTCTACCTGCCTCATGGCGTTTGAAGTCTTTTTAAGGTTGTAGTTGCGCCATGTTGTCGGGAGGAACTGAGCTATCCCATAAGCACCAGATGACCTGTTAAGGGCTTTAGGATTCCAATGAGATTCTTGAGTCCATAATTTGACAAGGCAGGCGTACTGATGATTATTGGGGATCAGCGTTTTAGCGTAGAGCTTAGGTTCTCTTATGAAGGAGATGTGCTTTTTTGGCGCGAAGGCTGCTTGTGCGCTGATGTTCTGGCAAAACCCTACCAAGATGGCTATTACAAGGATTTTACCTAAAGCCTTTATCTATCTGCCTTACCCCAGTTCGTGCAGTAGGAGCAGACTGTTGCCACCCATAATTGAACGCCGCAAGCGCGGCACCGGCTTATCTGTGAATCATCCATTTTCGTACATCCTTTCGGGAGATAGCGGATTGCATTATTTTACTTTACTTGCTGCCACCCCACCCTGATCCCTTAAAGATCGGGCGAAAGGTGGAAATCTTGCGGGTCATGGGGTCTTTGCAGACCGGACATTCAACAGTTTCTGGCGCGGTTCCGATAGGGAACTGGCGATCATAGATTCCGTCTAGCTCGCACTCGAACTCATAGTTCGCCATAACTGATACCCTTATCTCGCATCACTAGCGGTTTCATCCGTTGGTTTAGTCCTGAGTAAGACTTGTCAAAACTGCTCACTTCAACTCCTTCTCAATCGCTTGGATAGTTGGGCAGGGATAAGGAAGTTGATAAGCACCTTCGTTTGTCCATTGTTCGCAAGCATTACAACCCCCTGTCGAATCAGGCTTATGCAATTCCACTACCGCTTTAAGTGCGTTTCCCAAACGGCTCGAAACGGAACAAGAATCGTTTAGAGATTTAATTTCAGCCAGCAATTCATCGTGGTTCATTTCTCACCCCTAGCGATAGCTGCGGCATCTTCAACGGCAATAACCTTTAGTCCTGGCCATGTGCCGTTATCTAAGCGAATAGCATCCTCATGGATGTAAGCAAGCGTTGATGCCTCAATCTCCCGCGCTATTTGCTCGCCAATCTCAAACCGAAAAGAGCAGTAGCAATAATGCGCCGTTGGCTTATCAGGGAAGTAGTATGTGATTTTGGTTCCGCAACCCTCGCATGGCAAATCTTTTAGGTAACTCACTTCTCCACCTCGCTTTGTTTAAAACGAATTTGCCGGACTTCCTCATCGCTGAGGATTTGCTTAGTTAGGTTCATAACTCAACCGCTTTTCGATATAACAACAACGCCTCGAAAGATGTTGTTGTTCGCACTCATTTTACTTTGTTGCGGTTCGTACTCACCCCTAGCGATAGCGGCGGCATTGGCGCAACTCTTACAAACTACTGGCTCAAAGAATGAAACCGAATTGCCGTTTACGCCGACAGAAGTGACCGAACCTTTAGCGTGTTCTCGGCGTTTACAATCAGCCTCAATCTCCTGCGCTATCTGCTCGCGGAGTTGTTTAATAGCTTCAGGAGCAACTATCTCTATTCGGCGCAGTTCTGATTTGCTCACTTCTCCACTCCCTTACTGTAGATTTCTCTAGTTGTGCCCATCTAATAGCCACTCTCCAATTTTCCAAATTATCCAAGTAAATACCGCTCCTCCAGACCAACAGGCGACGGTGAACTTAATCGCCCACCACCAATCATTAAGACTTGGCATCTTGCCCCCTAGCGATAGCGGCATCCTCTAAGTGGGAACATTCGCCCGTATTGCACTTATTTTTATTGGCAAAAGCCATTTTTATTTCGTGGCAGTTCTCAATCTCCTGCGCTATCTGCTCGCCAATCTCATACCGAAACTCACAATAGCAATAATGCGCCGTTGGTTTATCGGGGAAGTAATAAGTGCTTTCAGTTCCACAACCCGCACAGGGCAAATCTTTTAGGTAACTCACTTCTCCACCTCACTTTGTTGTAGTCGCTGCCAATCCTCTGCAAATAGTGAGAACTGGCATGATGTCCAAGGTTGAGTCAGTATCTCGAATTGTTTAGTTGTGATTTTGTCGCGTACAAGAACAGCGAGGTTCGCGTCCCGAGCGGAGTTCCAAGCGTTGTTCCAAGCGGTGTCCCAAGCGTTGTACCAATCGTTGTACCAATCGTTGTGCCAATCGTTGTACCAATCGTTGTACCAATCGTTGTACCAATCAGTGTACCAAGCAGCGGCGCGAGCAGTGCCCCAAGCGGTGTGCTGAGCGGTGCCCAGAGCGTTGTACCAAGCGGCTGATAATTCTTTGCGCTTGTCATCATCAAGCGACTTCCATACTTCTATGAATTGCTTTGTAGTCATGTAGGTCCTAGTTGCGGTTTCTTCACTCACTTCTCCACCTCGCTTTGTTGTATCCAATTACTTCCTGCTAATTGTTTAGAAAATTGTTCATAAGTCAGTAGAGAGAGTGGGTGCTTGCATTTGGATGGTCTGTCGCAACACTTCACCTACATCACCTCGTCTAATCGTTGGGCTATGTCTAGGTAGGTAGGGCAGGGGAAATCAACGCGACAACAATTACATTGATGACTTTCGTATTGGTCGCTTGATTCATAAGGATAAGAACCTGTCGGCAACATTTCTCCCTCATGCCTCACCAACACATCTCGGTTGGCTAGGCGTAAAGCATTAATCAATTTGTCGCTTGATTCTTGTTCATCAATCCACGCCAAGTATTCCTCGGTTGTGTGTTTCATTTGGAATCTCTATTCCATAAATATCTGCCAATTTGAACCCCTACACATATTCCAAACAAATTCATACCGATTATCGCCAGAGTTACGGCTGTCTCTAACATCCTTCTCTCCCTTCTATGAATTGCTTTGTAGTCATGTAGGTCTTAGCATCTGCGTGTTTAGGATTAGTCATTTGATTAACCAACTTCCTAATTCGGTGAGTGCGCCACCTAAAACCATGTAAAGAATTACGCTACCCCACGAAAAGCAATTATGTTCAGCGACTTCTTTTACTGGCAATTCTGTTGCGAAAGATTTGCGGTGATAAGTGCAAAGTGCATCTCCACTTTTCATAAGTTCAATGTCATAGTTAAAGCATCCAAAAATTGAACAATGTACGCTCATTCCGTTACCCCCATAATCGCTTTGGCTTGTGCTACTGATTCAGGGCAGGGATAAGACGCTCTGTATTCTGAATACTCGCAAATCTCACACAAATCACCCGCATATGTTTCAAGTCGCTTATGCCTCTCAAAGAACGCTTTGTGGGCGAGCCATGAGTTGTGTTGGTCGTGGATGTCTTTGATGTCATCACCATCACGCCAATAATTTATTTGCCACTCAATCCGTTCCTGCGCCTCTTGGACAATCTCTAGGTCGGTCATTTATCTAGCCCATCTAATTCCCATGTATAAAGTTTCATTATCGCCCCGTAACTGCAAAGACATAGTTTTCATAATCCTCGCGGTGCTGGTCGAGATCGTAGCTATTCAGCTCTAGCGCGGCTTCAGCTTCGCAATGGCAACATGGAGTCACTAGGTACTCCCCATCTACATTCCAAAGCATTTCAGGGATAGTCCAGAGATCAGAGTTTGAGCAGTTATTACACTCAAAAGTATCTGTTTCGTCTAGGTCATGTCTTGCGAGAAATACTGCGACTAGTACCGGCGTTGCTTTGCTGATCTTGCAGTCTGAGCAACTGAGGTCGCTGGCGGTTTTCATAATGCGCGACCCCCACCGATACGACCTGAGAAATACATCAAGCCAAAGAAAAATGCTGACCAGAAGATGACTCGAACGATTGTGCGAGTTCTGTAATAAGCGCGTGACTTCATTCTGTTTCCGCCTTTTCTGTGCGAAGGAGTGGGATAGGTGCGCTCCAAGTTCTTGCGCCGAGTGGTCGGATAGATAGTCGGGTGATTCCGTTATCAAAGCTAGTGACAAGGTACTCATCACCGTTCTCATCGCGGAATACATGGGTAGTAATCATTAGTTGCCTTCTTTCATTAGTTCGACTTCGATTTTAAGGGAACACCATTCACACTCGTAAACTGGCGTTGATTCTTCTACTAGATGGATGAGTAGGCGATTAACAAATCCCCCTTTAGTACCGCAGAACACGCATTGCATTAGTGTCGCTCGATCCAGAGTCCGGTAATTGCTAGGACTCCAATTGTTCCGCAGACCAACATAAGAACGATCACATCGCACCGCCGTAGTTAGTAGTCAAAACATAGGTGTCGTCTGCGGTGTCAAAGTAAACGCGTGAGTCGATGTTCTGCGCTTCAAGAAATGCTTTAGCAAAGAGAACATCTGAGAAGCGTACCAACCAGTAAGCGCGTTGAAAGGAGTAATCAATCGGTGCCTGATTATCAAAGTCCAAATCCTCAAAGCGACCCTCTTGGAGTTTCCATTCGCTCTGGTATTCGCTCCAGTTGGCAGAATTGACTGTGAGTTGATCAAAGTCTTTAGATGTGAGTTTCATTTATGCACCAAACCCATCTGCAAAAAACTTAGCGGTGACTGCGTGGGCTTCCATGTCATCGTAACCAGCTGTGATTGCCCGAGCGTAAACTTCAACATACTTGTCAATCATGTTGCTGATAAGAGTTTCGGTAGCTGTTTTCATTTTCTTGCCTTCCGTCATTGGGGCTGTGTTGCCCTGTTAAGGAATAGATTACGGCATAGATTACAGAATGGGAAGCCCTAGAGCCAAAATTAGATAAAAATTTCGTAACATTTGACATCTGCGCCGGGGGTGTCGGAATAGACTTTTCTAGCCTTAATGTCTACTACTTGTGAATCGTCTTGGTAGCAGATACCTGTGAGTGAGTCTAATAATCCGCGCAAATACTTGTCCAAATCTGGAGCAACTGTGGGGCGATCTCGCTTTACTGTTTTAGGTCGGCGAACCCTAAAGGTGACCTCAATGCCTATCGCGCTATCTACGGGCTTGGCTCCGGCAAATCGGGCGGCTAGGGCGATAGTTGAACGCCAGACGGCTAGGGCTGACCCCTGAGAATGTAAAACATGACCATTGATTACCTTCATGCTCCCCTGCGGTACAGGTGTTCCATCGCAGGAAAACTCAATCATGAGCCTAGTTTGACAGAATAGCTACTGGGTCAATTACAACCTTGTGAGAATCTACTGAGCCATCAGTCAAATAGAGATCGTAGGCTCCAGCGTAATCAGGGCCATCAATGACCTTGACGATGCCTGTAAAACCTCCAACTGCGACTTTATCTCCGCATTGAATCTGATTTGGTGTTACCAGCATGACTTCCCCTCTCGTAATGCTTACGATAATGGTAACAGATTACTTATGCGCTTGCGCCTCTTTAAGCCTCTCTCTTTGGCGTTTGCTTAGGATTTCACCTAGAGTCAATTAAAGAGGCTGAGATTGAATCCTCGGGCGTTTTAGGGCTATCTCAGAGCCTATTCATCCTCAATAATAAACCCGATCTTTGCATTTTCAGGCCGTAATTCATCCTCAGCAAACACATCGACTCCACCTCTTGCCGCATATTGCCCCGTGCCGATCTCTGACTCCCACTCTAATCCGCCCAACTTGTAAGGTTTACCCTTGTCTAACTGGATTTTGGCTTTGAGGTCAGCCGATACGACCTTGCGCCATTCGTGATCTACTACGGTGTTTGGAGCCTCAATAGCTCCCATATCAAATTTAGGAATGTTTCTAGCGTTACGGTGCATGAGGTTTATATCGCTCGGCATGATTGAGTCTTTAGAGTTTTTATAATGTGTGCAGGCGTACTCAAGTGCCATGTCATAGGGCATATGCGGATTGAGAACTTTATCCCACGCCATAATCTTTGAGTCCTCGGGGACAACTCGTGCATCTATGGAGTTGATAAAGACTAGGAGTTTTGCGACTTCATTAGTTTGCATTGATAGCTCCTTGCATAGTTTGATCGATTGCGCCCCATCGGGCAAGAACATCTAAACGGTAAGCATCGCCTTTAAGCGGTTTTTTACTTTGTTGCATCTTTGCTCGCATCCGCATCGCCGGATACTGGATTCTAAGTTTTGCTGGTGAGAGAATATTTATAGCCCAGAAATCGTCGTTCATCGCCCAGTCGATTGCAGTTTTTATTTGCTCAGAAGTAAGTGGCCCTGAGTTTTCTCTAGTATCTCCTTTGCCGATCTTGCCTTCGAGAAGTAAGCGCATCTCCGAATACCAGCGATCTGATTCGGTTTGCTCTTGAGTTGGTTTCGGTTTCAACCCTCGATTGCCTATGGCATCTGCCAAATACAAGCAGAGATCAACGATTTCAGGATTTCTCTCTTCTTTGTGTTCTCTTTGTGTATTCTTTGTAGAATTAGTACAAACGCCAATTTTGGCGATTCCATCTGACATTTCTGTCGCTTCCATCTGACTTTCTGCGCTATTCCAAAAGACATGAAAATAGTCAATGGTGTACCACTTTGTTCGATCATAAGCCTGTGGCTGGCATGAAATTATCAAGCCCAATTCCTCAAGTGCTTGCATTGCCGATCTAACTTGTCTTGGCGTTAGCCCCAGATTTTCAGACCAATCCTCATAAGTGTTATAGACCCAAATCTGCCCGTCATACTCGTTGTCTGATCTTTCTAGCCAATATGAAAGTTGCTGGAGAACCATCGCTTGAGAAGATGACCCAAGCCTTTTAACAATTTCTGGGTGAACTTGTATGAAATAGCCCGATGCTAGTAATGAGGGCTTTGGGTTGGTATCATTCATGGTACTGCTCCTAGTCTAGTAGTGAGTGGTCACGCCCTCGGCAGTTGATAGCTGCGCGAGGGTCTTAATTTTACTCTTTTCCACGCCCTCACGCTTTGCGCTCATAAATTACTGCTTTCGTGACATTGACACTCGCACTCTGCCGTTCCTTGATCTGTTGATTTCTGGCAGACATGGTGGGTATTGAACTTACACATAAGCGAAAGCCTCATTCTTTTCTCAATCGCCTCGTAGATCATCTCTTGAGTTATCCCGTACTTTGCAAAGTCTTTGATGACCTTATCTTTCATCTCTGACTTTCGGTTATCCATAACTGCCTCTCTTTCATCTGTCGTCATCCCACCCCAGACCCCATAGTCCTCGTTGCGTGAGGCATACCCTAAGCATTGCTTCCAGATAGGGCAAGGGGCGCAGGTGAATCTAAAGACTTCAACACCGATCAGCTTGAGAACTCCGCGCTCCTCGATTTTGTAAAAGAAGTCTGTGGGCAGGTTTTTACACGCTGCCCTAGACCAATCAATTTCCAGATAATCAGGTTTTGCGTAACTGTCGTTGAGATCGTCTAACTGATCGCGGTCATAAAGTCCATCTTCATACTGGGTGATTTCATATTTAACCGCCCAGCGATGGATAGTCCTTTGCGATACCCGATAGCGAAGCGCAGCATCCGTTACCGAGATTTTGAAGGACATCCAAACTCTCCTGTCGCATCGTAGTAATTGCAGAATGAGGCGCAGAATCGGACATCCTTTTCTGGTTCGGGGATTTCTCCGTCACTTACCATCTGCCTTACCTCTTTAAGCCACGCTAGACCTTCAAGAGCCATTTCGCGGTTATACGGCTCGGTGTGTTCTCTGACATCTTGAGATGAGCCATCTCTAGCGATAGCTACGAGAGTGACATTCTCTACTGGTAGCCCGTTTTCCTCGATGAGATAGCCATAGACCTGAACCTGCATCCGTTGTTGAGCCGATGGGAAATAGCGCAAAGATTTTACCTTTGTTGTTTTCCAGTCCACCACCTGCTTGCGGTTTTTGATGTAAAGATCAACATGACCCCGAAGCCCGTCAATAGAGAACTCCTGCTCAATCATGAAGTTGTCGCCAAACGGGTCTTCTCGCTTAATACTTTCAGCGATTCCGGCGTGGATAAATGTCCCCATAATCGCGGCGAGAGAGTCAGTTTCATTGACCTTTGGCTGATCTGTCAGAAATGACCAGACTCGCCTTTTACAGTCGCCGATAGATGAAGGGCCGACATCTTTCTGAATAGAGCGATCACGCTGAGAGTCATGAGCCGATAACGAGCCGACTAGCATCTTTGCTATTTCGCTCATGCTTCCATCCCCGTTCTGACCGAAGTGCCGATTGAGCGTGCAATGTCCACCTGAACCCTAAGTCTTGCGACATTGGCGCGGTTTGCCTTGACGATTGCTTCACACTCAGCGACCTTCATGTGGCGTTCCTCATTAGCTAGTAATGCCAAATCCTCGCGCTCGCCTACTGTGCGATTTCTGCCACCGGCATCTGACTTCCCCGCTAATTCAATACGAGATTTCGCCATCGCCACTTCATAAGTTGCTTTTGCGGCGTGGTAGAGCATCTCTGAATCTACAAGGTCATCGTGCGCTTCATCGATAAGTTTGCTGAGGTCTTTTAATCGAGCCTCTACTTGAACGGGTGTCACAATGCTCATTCGGCAACTCCAATCGTGTAGATGTTGGCAATTCTGCGAAGTTCCTCTTTGCGTTTTTCAATACCCTTGCGCGCTAGTTCCTCAGCTTTGAGTTGGGTGGGCGCATCGCCCATTTCAATAGTCAAGTAAGCAAACTCTAAAGAACCTTTACCGGATAATAATTCTTTTAAGTACCAGTTCCAACCATTGCCATTTATGTCTTCCCTAATTGTTATTTTGTATTGGTCTGGTTTTTCGGGCTTTTGCTTTTTGTTTTTCTTGAAAATGCTCATTTGTATTCACCTATGGCAATCTGAGCGCAGGCATCTTGAACGAGCAGAGCTACATTCTCAATTCCTAACTTCACCAGTCGCTTGCGATCTTTGACGAGATCAAGAGCGCAGATTTGGTCATAGATGTCTAAGCGGATTTCGGCTTCCAAGCGAGCAGTCATCTTGGCTAATTGAACTGCTAGAAACTCGTCAGACTCAGCACCGAGAATTAACTTGCCGTTGTTAATTTCCCAATGTTGTTTGGCTTTACAAAATAATTTCACAGGAGCATCCCTTCATCTGCCGAACGCCAGACTATGCAAGCGTTTCCATTTGCATTTTGTCGAGTCGTTCCGGTGTCGATGATGAAGCCGTCTTTAACAAGTGAGCCTCGGATTGGTCGAACTGTGTTGCCGTCAAGGTGTAGGTAACGCTCCACTTCTTGATCTGTCGCACCTGCGATCCCTCGATTGGTAAAGAACTCGTAAACTTTACGGCGAAGTGTTCCAATGTGAGGTTCAATCTTTGCCCTCGCTTCCAGTGATGTCTGCTTCATGACAGTTCCTGCACTCTCTTGTTAAGTGCATCTTTAAGAGTTGTCCCTGCCACCTTGATGTCCAAAAAATCTTTTTCTTGATTCCAAACGATGCGAAGGTTATCTACATCGTTAGTTTCGCCAATAAGTTTTAGGATTCCCTCTAAGCGTTCTAACTGCTCAGGGGTTAGAGTGCGAACAATGCTCAGAGGTTTGCGTGGCTCTTTTGCATAACGCTCAACCTTCTCCATCTCGTCACGGCTAGGGCGTTTATTGCCTGAGAAAATAAAGTTGGCGAGTGCGCGACCTATTGATGAGGATTCTGCGTTCTCTAATGCGCTAGTGGTGTTCACCATTCCAACGCCGATGATCTCCTCAGCCATGCCCGTTGTGATTGGGCGATTGTCTTCTTGATTTGTGTATAGCTCTGCGCGAACGATGAAACTTCTATCGTCACGATGAACTAGGAAAGTGTGGATTCTGCCGTTTGGGAATTGCGCCCAGAACTTTTTGAGTCTGGATTCAACTGTTTCATAATCGTCTAAGTTGAACTTAGCCATGAGGTGCCTTCCGTTTGGGGGTTCCTGTTGGAACCTGTTGGGCGATACCTTACGGCATAGATTACGATTTGGGAAGCACCCAATTTCGGGCGTTTCGTGCTTAGATTAGGTCATGATTAGAGTCCAAATCAGCCTGTACGGCCTTGCCGTTATGGTAGAGGCTGAACTGAAGTACCCCGATCAGATTGACGATATTGTGGGCAGAGCCAGCACCCTATTTGTAACGGGCTTAATGGCAGCCAAGAACCAAGAAATAGATATTTCTCAGGTCAGTTTCTTAGATGATGAAGAGGATTAGTCCTTTTTCTGCTCTGCGTAGATAAATGGTGGGCCGGTATAGGGGTCGTGTTTTGCGGCTATTTCTAACGCTCGCTTGATTGACTTTCCCGACTCCAGCGCACCCAGAGCGAACGCGCTACCCGAACCGATAGCGTATAAACCACCAGCATCAATAGAAACGGCGAAATCATCCCCAATGTCAAACACTTCGCCACATACTGCAATAAGGAACGCGAATCGAGTTTCCTCATCTTTATCTCCCTCTAACTTGAGATCGTTGTCTTTGAAGCATTGCTTAAGCGATGGGATTACTTTTGAGATGACAAAGTGATAGATGTCTTTCTTATCATTAG